TCGGTACTTCACTTGGGCCATTCGTGCCCGGGGTTTCCCTTTCTTGCGTTGTGGCTGCTAGCCGGGGAACTAGCTTTTGCCCATCGTATCGCGTGGTTACACCATGCTATCACGTGCCGCTGCTGAGGCAGCTGGCGAGAAGCAGCGTAAGAGCGCTTCTGAGTGTGTTCCGTATGTACAGACCACACCTGGCTCTTTCACTACTACTTCGTGGTCATATCCTGAGCTGTTGCGTATAACGCAACAGGAGGCCCTGCTGTATGTTGCCCATCAAGATTCGTTAGGCCCACGCAGCTCGGGCGCCGCTGAAAGCGACGACGTCTCAATCAACTGCTTTTCGCAGTTGGTGGACGCAGTCCGTAAGTGCTTTTGTGGTGACACACCGGACTCTTTGGCCCGTGTGTTTAACCCGGCAGTTTACGTTCAAGAAATGGGTATTTCCACGAAGTCGCAATTGCGTGTAGTCAAAGAAGAGAGGTCCGACTGGGCTGACTTGTTGATTCGTGCGCATACGCTTTATCACAATGGGGCGGACACGGGGCAGCCATTGGGCTGTGCTGGAGCAGGTAACGCTATTGCCATTGATTCCAACACCCGTTTCCAAAGAGCAGCCAGGAATTATTCAATTCCAGATGAGCAACAAATTTTGTCTAAGATGGCAGATCCCGAGAAATCGAGAAGCACTCATCCATATTTGGCTGCAGCGCGCTATTCGACTGTTACCAGTTTGCGCGCTCTCGCTACCAGTGTTGACGCCGTACAAGAGGACCCCTGTATTTCAGCGAATAAGAGAGATCAGGGGGCTTTTGGCAAACGACCTGTGCACCAATTGAAGGATTTGGGGCATATGGCCGTATCCTCTACACCCGTCAACAATGACGTCAAGACAGTGCGGACCTTAATAGATTGTTTGTCTTACGAAACTTCTTTGCGTGAGCATTCGGGGCATGACATGATCATTTGGGCTTCCTATTATCCCGAGTTAGCAGGTAGAACCTGTGAAAGCGTTTATTACGCTGATTCCGACAGTACTTTTGTGGAGATTATCGGACGGGACAAGGCGACTGCAATATATAAGCGGCAGATTGCCTGGGATTTTACGCCAAGTGACATCGTCTATATCGAGAATGAATGCCGATCCGCTTTTACTGTTTACAACGTCATTCGATACCCACAACCAAATTTGCTAAAACAAGTGGTTTTCCTTTGTGCATTGCAAACTATTAATTTACCTTATGCAATTGTCAATCGGCTTGTTCGATGGACCAAGGGCCATGATTTAGCTGACACCGGCATTGAAACTCCACGGCCTTGCACTAATGTTGTGCTTGTGCCTAAAGACCCGGCGCGTCCATACACTCAAGATATATTAGTTATGAGTAATGGCACACCTGGTCGACCTACCGCTTGCATCAAATACAGAAGCGACGTTTCCCCGTCATCGTGTACAACCATGAACACGGAAGTATACAATTTCCTCAAGTCTATCAATACGCAGGCTGGGCGTCACCTTACTGTTCGTGAGGTGATTAAACGCTTAGAGCTATATGCTGTGGACAAGGAGGACATTTGTGAACCTGCGGCTGCGGCTTACTGTGAGCTGCTTCGCACGGTCGCATGGTGGGGTGAGTTGCCCAATGTGGTTTATTATGGTTCCGAAAAGCCAAAAGCCACATTGACACCTGCCGAGATTGCCGAAGCTAAGGCGGTCTTGGCAGCTCCGCAGTTGACGCTCAACAATCCAGGCGTCACTGTGAAGTCTGATGGTGCTATGGAGACATATGTCGAACAGAAGATGGTCGGCAGGCGCAACACGACTGTGCCTTCCGACCAGTGGACTAAGATATCGAATATGATTTTAAAACATTGGGTCGACTGTGTTCAAGAAGAAACTGGCATTAAGCCAGGGTCGCTCCAATCGTAGATCGAGAACTTATCCTCAAGTCACGTAGCAAGAGAATGCAGCGTGACAGGGAGGTCACCTTCGGTTTGGGTCCAGAGGGGCCCGAGATTGGTCGTGCTGAGCTGAAGAATGAAGTTGCACATAACACCAAGTGCCCTAGGTGTATTACTTGCCCCGCTTATGACGTCTCTATTCAATCGGGCGTGCTCGGTAAAACCTTGGAGCAGGTCCTGAAATCGACGTCTTGGTATAACCCTGGGCTTACACCGACGCAATTGGCCGAGGAAGTGGTCACTTGCTATGAACTGAGCTGCAAGCACGAGTCTATGTACGAGTGCGGTGGTGTCCGCGCCGTCGATTATACCGCGGCGGATGAGGGGCACACCAAACACAGCAACAGAGTCAACCGCGCGCTAATTAATCGCTTTGTGTGCGAGCGCGATTTGGCCACGGCTTTGGAAATATACGACAGTTGCTTTAACATGCCTGTCCAAGTCGGGCCCAAGGTTGAGTCAACCCGTGATAAGAATGCTAGTGGTACCGGCATCACTACCATTCAAAACACGGGTCCTTTCTCCGAACGTGAGCTGGAGACCACGGTTTTGGCCATGGTCTTCCGTTCCATGATGGACGAGGGCAAACCACATAATGTGGTAGAATCTCTGAAGGCTGGAGAGCCCCCTCAAGAAGTCATGTACAAGGACTTTCTTCGTCATCTCCGTTACATTCAAAATAACTGGGATTTAGATGAAATCCATCATTACGGCCAGAAACCGGTTATTGCCATCGCATATGGTTGGATTGGGCCGAAGTTTGGAGACGACGGACTTGCCCCTGCCACCCCCTATGTTAGTGATAAATTATGGGAGTGTGCTATGCTTTATGTTGATCGGATGGACGGTTTTGAGCGTAAGCTTGAGACCACTTCGGCTGTTAAAGGTGAGCCTGTCGAATACCTCAGCCGAATTTACCCCCGCCCAACCTCATCGTCATCGTCGTACTGCAAGGTTGAGAAAGCTATCGATAAGATATCGATTGCGATTAATCGCGATCGTGAGCGGTACTTTCTGAAGCTTCGCGGATATTGGACCACTGACCGTAGAACACCGATTGTTGGTGCTTATATTCAAGCCATATCCAATATGTATGACATCACGTTATCTGAAATTGGTAACGGTACCCCCATAGTTTCCGAGGAACAACTCGGTGCGTTGGATCCTGATCACGAGCTTCGCAAAGTTTACGAAAACGATCGGGATCTTTATTACAAGATCGCTGGGGGACCTTATCCTTATGATGCCGACGACAGTGCTCTGCAGTACGAGTGCGTAGCGGCGGATTACGGGATGACAGGTAACGAATTATATGCATTTGATGAGGAACTGCGGAAGCAGTCGACTTGGGCTGGAATCCAGGGTTTGATGCTCCCGGCTAGAATCGACAGGGAGCGTCCCGAAGATCCACTGGGCGAGGAGAGGAAGCCAGACCCACCTGGGACTGAGCGCGTTGCGGCGTTCTATTCTGGCGATGACCCTCGACTCGACAATTTCGAGTCCGCCGTAGCAAGCGGAAGTAGCACCGCGGGAACTTTCGATCAAGCACGCTC